TCAGACTTGAGAAGCAAGAAGTTGAGTACCTCAAGACTGTCAATGAAATCAGATCACAGTACGGCTTGAAGGAAATTCCTTCGGGTGACATCATCCTCAATCCTGTCTATGCTCAAGCCAAGATGGCTGCCGATGCAGCAGCTGCCGAACAGGGTCAAGCTGCAGAGGGAGACGGCCAGCAAGGCGATGAGGAGGAACAGGCTGAGGGAGAAGATGAAGAGAATGCCGAGGAAGCTGGAGATGGAGGAGACGGTGAAGGTGGTGACCTCGATGAATATGGTGGAGACTATAGTTCACCTAGTCAATCTTCGGTAGCCTCACGACTTCCAGCTGGGGGAATATTACAATAAGAGGAGTATGATATGATTTATAGCATGACGATGTTTTATGACGAAGTAGATCTTCTCTACTTGAAAATAAAAGAAGAATCTCCGTATGTCGACAGAATAATTGTAGTTGAATCATATTTGACACATTCGGGACAATCTAAGCCGCTTAATTTCCCACTTGAAATTCTTGATGAAAACAAGAAGGTTATATATATAGCAGCCTCAAAGGATGATTTCTCGGATTGTCCCGATAGATGGGATAGAGAAGTCAGACAACGAGATATTGCCGCAAGACGTTTTTATATAGAAAACGACGACATTATTATTGCAACTGACGTGGATGAAATAATCAGCGGAGAGAATATTCCGAGAATAGTGTCGGCAACAAGACAACACGGCCTCGTAAGATTAGATATGAGGTTGTTCTTTTACTATATAAACGTCATGCAACCTTGGTATATCTGCTCACATCCGTATGCAGTAACTGGTAGAATATATAGTGAAAATCCTAGTCTTAGCTATTTAAGAACCGGCCCTAATAGAAACGATGGTACTTTCCATTCAAACGCCTATCACCTATCTAACTGTGGTAATCATTTTGGATGGCTTGGGGGTGTTGAAAAGATCAAAGAGAAGTTCAACAACTTCTGTCACACTGAATACGATACACCAGAAATTAGAGCCGGAATCGAAGATCGATTTAATACACTCGGTAATATTGTAGGACGCACAGATCAGCCAGCTTTCGTAGTAATAGATATCGACGAATTATATCCAAAGACAATAAGAGATAATCTTTCTAATTGGACTAAATATATTCGCAATAAGGAGAAGTAAAATGGTAGCCGAGCAATCCACTGAAAAAACTTCAACTACGAAACTAATATCGGTCTTCTTTCCGTTGAAGCCGCTAAAAAACAAGTTCTCTGAGAATTTCATTAGTATACAGATAGCTGATTTTGTGCCGAAGCTCAGTAAATTCACTGATAAAGCCATCATCTATAAGATAGACAAAGAGCGATTCTATACTTACGATCTTAAAGCTGAAGCGTTTGATGACAAGTTTGATGTTGTCGACAATCAGACAATTGTCGTTATCTTCAGCGTAGATAAGACCTCTCAGATTGAGATTGGAGATCTCTTTGAACCCGATTTCTCTAAGAGTGTCAACACCATCCGGATCCACCGTAAGCGAGTGGACTCTGTGGCCACCGGGCAGGCTAAGCCCTCATATATCTTTTACACGATCAATAGTACTAAGCTCCTCAACAGCATCATTCCAATTATCCAGAATGACAATCCAGAAGCTGGAGAAACCGTGGGTGGAAAGACCTTCTTCATCCTTGGGGCCAACAACGCCAAGAGAGACATCAATCCTCTCGATAAGTCATTTACGACAGAAAAAATTTGTCGTATGAACTATGTGACCACGATAGATTATGGTAATATAGTATTCAATGAGGAGTACGCGAAAACTCTCAAGAGGAAGATCAACTCACAAATAAAATTTTAACTCGGGTGAAACGCATACTAATTGTGGTATAATAAGACTATAAAGCATGGAGGAACGAAATGAAAATTCGACCCAAGGAAACGTTCGAGCAGACCCACCAGAAATTCTCTTCAAGTGGCAACGGAGCTTTCGGCACCGTTGAATTCATAAAATTCGCTAAGAATCAGGTCTACGAGTTTTACATCGTTCCCAAGGTTGTGTCTATCGACATAGCTGCGGATGAATGTGAAATCGACTATCCTTTCGAAGAAGTCAGTACTCACTTCGGAACATATGATTTCATGAAGAACTATGCCTCAATGAAGGCAGAGCGGATCAACTGTACAGGTTGCGCAATTGATCACTGGATGGCTGAGAATAGACTGCCCAAATCAGTCTTCAAGATTGCTGTCCCTACCAAGTTCTTTGTCTCATATGTCATACATGAAAAGAAAATCAAGGTGGCATGGTTCCAAGACTATCTCTACTCTATCCTCATGGAGAAGATAGCTAAGCTCATGACTGATAAAGAGCTCAACCTTATTGATGCTCTCCGCCACAGAGTAAAACTCTTCACCAATCCCCAAAATAAATTCGACATTGAAGTCAACGCCGATGTAGCCATCCCAACTGAATCTCAGGGCTTCAAGGCTATTCTAGTCAATGTCAATGAAAAGCCTCTGGACAAATTCATTGACCAGCAGGTTACATGCGACGTTGAAACTATCAATGCAGTTCTCCATGCTCTGAAAGATTATACAGATGCTGTTGTAAAAACCGAGAATGATTCTGCCAAAGTAGAGAAGATGGAAGCCAAGTCTAAGCAGTTTGAAGCTTCTCTAGATGGATTCAGAAAAGATTCCGATTATAAGCCGGGTGGAAACGAACCGTTTGTGGAAGGGGTTGGGCCCGGGGCTGAGCCAGAAACACCAGACGATGATATACCATTCTAAGGAGTAATAGATGAAGATTAAAGGTGGAAAAGAAGAAGCGACTCCCTCCAACGGAAAGAGGAAGGGACCAAGTCTTCTAAAAATACGTGAAGCAATTTTCGGCTCAGCCGAGCAGGTACAAATTGACGCATTCGATTTCATATCTACTGGTCTTAGACCTCTCGACAAGAAGCTTGGTGGAGGAATCATTGTTGGGGGGGTTGTTGAAGTCCTCGGCCTTGAAGCCACGGGTAAGTCGACTCTGGCAGCCATGGTCGTCGCGCAGGCGCAAAAGAGAGGAATGCCGGTTGTCTATCTTGATACTGAAGCTGCTACCTCTATGGCTCGTCTAAAGTCGTTGGGTGTAGATATAGATGAGCTTATCTATGTTCAGCCTGGATGTCTTGAAGATGTATATGATACAATCGGACAAGTCCTTCTGTCAAAAGTAAAGGATAAGTCCTGGGAGGGACCAGCTCTTATAGTGTGGGATTCACTAGCCGCGACTCCATCGAAGAAAGAAATTGAGATGGAAGAGGGTGATGAATACACCAAAGAAATGGCAGTAAGAGCTAGAGTCAATTCGATGGGTCTCCGCAAGCTCACTCTCCCAATTCAGAAGGCTCAAGTTACTCTTCTCATCGTCAATCAGGTTAGAGAAAATGTTGGTCAGACATTCGGTGAAAAGTATTCTTCACCTGGTGGTCATGCTCCGAAGTTTGCCTCTATCCAGCGAATCAAGCTGGATGCTACGAATACTGTCAAGATTGACGAAGCTGCTGGGATTACTGGAAAGAAGATTAGAGCCAAGAGCATCAAGAATAAAGCATACACGCCTCTTCTCGAAGTAGACCTCATCTTCAATCACTCAACAGGACAATTTGATGAGTCTCTAACAACCTATGAAATGCTAAAAGAGCAAAAGCGACTAACGACAGGGAGAACGAATGAGCTCAATCTCAATCAAGACCTTGCAGACTCTAATGAAAAAGGCATCGTCAAATTCAACCGAAAGGACTGGGATCAAGTCTATGCCGATAATGCAGACAAGATCTTTGAACTACTCAAATGACCAAAACGATGTACTTCGACAATTTAAGAGTCGAAGAGCTCATCACGGAATGGCAACGAACTAAAAACCCCGAAATTATTGATGAGCTAGCTCCAACATTCAAAAAGCTTATAACTGGAGTTATTGGACGGTATAAGCTCCTCCGTAGAAATTTTGTCAACGATGATCTATCACAAGAAGCTTGGGTGGGAATATTAGAAGCTGCACCAAGATGGTCTAAAGAAAAGGGAGATGCTTTCTCATATTTCACTGGAGTTGCTAGAAACAAAATTTTCTGGTATCTCAAATCGCAGTATCAAGACACCTCAATGAATTCTGCAGATCCTACGTCTGTTGCTCTAGACGATGACAATATCAACTTCGAACTAGGGACTGATGAAGAAGACGGCTTCGAGAGCAAGTCGTCTGTTCGTGATTATATACTAAAACTGACTCCCGATAGTTTGAACCTGCCCGACGAGGAAAGCTATGGTATAATATTAGATAGTATAAAGATGAAAATGATGCATGGTGATAGCGTCAAATATGAAGATCTAATAAAAGAAACTCAAAAAGAAATAGGACATCCTAAGAAGAAAGTACGCTTTGTCCTGGATGCAATCTATTCGCATTTTATGGGAGAGATATGAGAAAGCCAACTATGTCGGAAACAATCTTTGCGCAAGAGCGCCTGTGTTTAGGAATATTGGACCTAAAACAAGCGATAATAGAGATTGATAGAGCAAGGCAGTTATTTCCTGAACTAGATAAATTTCATAGTGATTTGCAACATGCTCTTCATGAAGCATCAAAAAAAGAATTCGTAAAAAGGAGTCTATGATGAGCAAGCCTACGTATGAAGAACTTGAAGCACTCATAAACAGAATATATAAGACGACTCGAGTAGAATCAGTTTTGGGTAATGAATGGGCCAACTATCCAGTAGAAGTGTTTGACGAAGTCATTGAATTCGCCACAATCACTATGAGAGAATTAAATAACGAACTAGAACCAGTTGAAGGAGTTAAGCCTGAAGCCGCTCGAACTGGGTGGGCAAAGTGGCCACAAGATAATGAGTGATATTCTAGTATGCGACGGTTCTAATCTATTTGTTAGAGCTTTCTTCTCTATGACAGATGCAATGCTTCAGAACTCCAAGAGTCAAGATACTACAGCTATTTATATATTCCTCCAACACCTCCGTAAGCTGATCGATACAGAGAGACCAGAAGAGTGCTACATTATATTTGACTTTGGCAGAGACGTTCGTAAGAAGGGTCTGTACAAGGATTACAAGGCTAACCGTAATATTGACCTCGGAGCTCTTGCTGGATACGATCTGACGGTCAAGATGAATGAGATAGAGAGTAGAAAGCGACAAAAGTCTGTCATCATAGATGTCCTGAAGACACTCCCGGTAAAGCTGGTTATTGTGAAACAGATCGAAGGCGACTCTCTAATAGCGTTCGTAGCCAGACACTTCACAGATAGAAAGAAGACCGTCACTATTGTGTCCAATGACAAGGACTTCTACCAGCTGTTAGATCATGAGAATATCAAGATCTTTAATCCTCACAAGAAACAGTACATCGCTAGATGTAATATGGACGAAGTCTTTCCGATCAAGAACTTCCCGATTAGCTGCTATCGTCTGTATAAGGCAATTAGAGGAGATACATCTGATAATATCATGGGAATCAAGTTGTTTGGTGATAAAAAGATCCAGCAACTGTTTGATATGCTAAGGGGCTGTGATCCCGGAAAAGAGCCGCCAAGGAGTGTTGATGAACTGTATGCTGATATTGAAAAGTGTCCCGCTGCCAAAGCTAAGTTCTGGAAGTATTTTGATGGGCAGAGAGACCTCCTCGAACTCAACTTCAAGCTCATCGACTTGATTGATATGGATTGGTCTCCGCAGTCATTGAGTCTAATCTATGCAGCTGTTGAATCACATCCATCATTCTCAAGAATGGACTTTATGCAGATCTTAATCAAGGAGAATATCAATACCATCTTAGCGAAGGTAGATAAGTTCATAGAGCCCTTCAACAAGATGTTACCTGTCAAAACATGAGACTACTCTTATACGGCGACTTGCATGCCGCCAACCTCTATAGCTTCAACGTAAAACGAACAAAACATCAATTTACAGAATATTCCAGAGTTGATGAGCTGTATTCTACACTCGCGTGGATTGCTAAAGTCACCAAAGACAATAGTGTTATGATGACAGTCAATATGGGAGACACCTTTCACCAAGCACTCCGTTTCTATGTTGAGAGATACAACACCGTAGTGAAAGCTGTCAATTCGATCAATCAGTGCTGTTTATCTAAGTCGGGCGTCATTCTAGAGGGAAACCACGATAGAAGCGATGATGTTTCTGCTGTTGACACTTTTGAGAATGTACAGGGAACAGTTCTTGTCAAGAACAGCATAAAGGTCAAGTTCGTCAGCGAAATAAACTCGCACCTTATCTTCGTCCCATACATAAGAGACCCTGTCAAGACCAAAGAGGCATTTCAATCATTACATGAGAAATACAAGAATAGCAAAACCAGCATCTATGTATTCTGCCACCTTGACATCAAAGAGGCCTATGAAGGACTCGTATCTTCGACATACCAGCTGGGACAATTCAATACATATAATGACTTGGGACTAGACATATACAATGCGGTCTTTTCTGGTCACATTCATTTCAAAAAGAAGATCAATGAGAACTTCCACTATATCGGATCAGCCCTGAACCACAACTTTGGTGATTCTCTAACTCGGAAGGGCGTTACGCTAGTTGATATTACTCCAGCTGAGTATAAGGTAATACATAAAGAGAATCCATACTGTCCGTTCTTTGTCAAGTTCAATCTTGAGAAGCCAGACAATGTGAAGCAGAAGATAAAACATATTGAAGAAGAAACGACCAAGTTCCCATTCACTAATGTATATGCTAGAATCTTTTCATTGAGCTCAGATGAGGGTCGAAGGAAAGCCGGAGACTTCACTAGAGACTACTCTCATCTATTTACCGCCTATGAGACGAAGAATCTAGACTCACAAGAAGAACTAAGCGAGACAGAAGCTATCTCTAGTGCTATGGAGCATGTCAACGTTATGGATCTGATCATAGAACACGGAGTAAAAATCCTTCGATCACAGGGCAAAGCTCCAGAACAGATTGAACAGTATATCATGAGGTTGAAGCGCGTATGTCTATTAAACTAGGCGAAATTGTAATTGAAAATATGAACTCGTATTTGGGATCACACAAGATCTCATTTACGGAGAAGCAGGGAAACCTCGTTCTCATCAAGGGAGTCGATGAATTCGACAAGTCTTCTAACGGAACTGGGAAGTCTACCATTGTGGATGCTATTGTGTTTGCTTTCTATGGCAGATCTTTGAAGAAAGAGCTGAATCTAGATGATCTAGTTTGCAAGAAATCTACTCAACCTCTCAGAATCGTCCTGTCGTTCGTTGATTCATCTGATGGAGTTATCAAGAGCGCGTATGTCATCGAACGCATTAGATCTACCAAACCTCTGTTCTCTAAGTGCCTGCTATATGAAAATGACATCTGCATATCTAATAGTATGACGAACACTGAAGCCCAGACTAAGATCGAATCGCTAATAGGAATGGACTATCAAATGTTCGTCAACAACAATGTCTTGAATCCAGAACTATTCAGATTCCTCAAGGGAAATAGTGCACAGAAGATTGACATCCTTGAGCGAGTCCTCAACCTCAATATAGTAAGTAAAATATTTTTTACATTGTCGAACGTCGTGAAAGAGGATAATGCTGTACATCAGAAAAATGACACCGAGTACTATGCCCTCAAAAAGACATTCGAGAATCTTGTACAGCAAGAAGAGAGTGTTAACAAGAATGTTAATGAAAACATAGATTTATTAACAGAAGCGAATAGAGTGCTTACAGCTGAAATAGAAGGGCTTGAGTCATCAAGAGAACTTCATTCTAATAAGGTTAGCGAGCTTCATCCTGTAGTTGAGAGCATTGGCAAGAAGATTGACGAGTTGAACGAAAACAAGATCAAGCTAGATCACAACATTGCAGAGCATCAGAAGCGAGCCAAATATTATGAAAAGAATGAAAACTGTCATGCCTGCAAGCAACCAATTCAAAATAGAAAAACTATCCTTCTTGATGAGCAAGCCAAGGTGAAGGAACATGCTAGCACTCTAAATGACATTCTATTCCAGATTAGCCATCTCAAAGCTGAATCTTCTCTAGAGATGTATGAGAAAGCCGTTCAAGATGCAGACGAGTGTACAAGATTAATTAATGAAAAAAACTATCAGATAAACAGCAACAAGAAAACCATTGAAAAGTTTAGCAACATCACTTCTGCTGCAGATCAGGTTGAAGAAATCAAAGATAAGATGTCGACTGCCTTCTTGGAATGGGAGGACTCCAAGACCAAGCTAGAGATCACGGATTTCTGGAGAGAGATGTTGGTACCTAAGTCTAAAACCAGGATGACACTAGCCGGAGACCTCTTGAAGATCTTGAATTCTAACATCCAGAAGCACATCAACAACTTCTATAGCAAAGACTTCCACCTTCAGTTCCAGATTCAAGATAATAGCATCAACGAAATCATTACGATAGAGGGTCAGCATTTCAAGTATGATCAGCTCAGCTCTGGAGAGAAAGCGAAGGTTGACATAGTAATCGTCATTTCTCTGCTAGACATCGCTATGACATATTTCAAAAACAATAGACTCAAGTTCCTCATCGTAGATGAGGCCTGTGACCATTTAGACCTCGTCTGGTCAAAATATGTGATAGAATTTATTAAACAGTATGCCATCAACCTCAACATGATGGTGCTGTTCATCTCACACCATGCTGCAGTTGAAGATATGACTTACGTATTC